GGCCGGTCGGCCCATCGGGGCCTTTGGCAAAGATCGTCAGCCATTCGCCCTCGCCCGGTTCGAACGCCTGGGCGAGCTCGGCGGAGGCCATCGTGGTGCCAGGCTCACCAGTGCCGACATAGACGACCCTAGAGGTAACGCCAGAGCAGTCGTAAGGCCCACTTGCTGGCGGGGGCGTACCGCGGGCACCGGGGCTTGAATACGGATAGCGCTTTGCATCAATCCGATCACACTCGGCAATCATCTTGGTCACCGCTTCGGGGGCGTTACCGGTTCCGGCGGCCGAGGCTGAAGTGGTAGCTGCAGCCTTTTCCGGCAGCGGCGCAGTCGGCTTCTTCAGCGTGACCGTGACCAGACGAGTGCCCGCCGACCCACCGAGTGGGGAGCTGATCTTGGAGACGATGTAGCGAGCGCGGCCCACCCCGGTTTTTGCGTTGCGGTTCTGGCTGAGCCCTATCTCCGGACCCTTTCCGGTCTTGGCAGGCGCGTCGCCAAACCCGATGCTGGCCGGCCCATAACCTTCCAGCGTGACCACTGCGCCAGGAGGCACCTCCCAAGCATCGGCAAAGGCGGTGACGGTGACTTCGGTGACCGGCTTGTTCTTGTTGTAGTCGAAGTCGACGTCTTCGATGCCAGGGTTGCTCGGCTTCGATTCGCCAGGCTGGCGCTTGATGGCCAGTCGCACTATCCCCCGAGCCAGTTCCAGCTCATCAATGAAGAAGAACCGGCCAGCAACGACGAATGCTCGCCAGTTGACTTCTTTGGCAAGCCGCTGAATCGCGTCCCAGTAGGTCTCTTTGTTGCCGACCTCAAATGTGTAGGGCTCAACGACAGTAGTCGTGCCGGTGTCTTCCCCGGCTTCTCCGCCAAAGGCTTCAACCCATTCGCGAGCCTCATCTCCGAACTGGCCGTAGTTCGCTTTGCCGCGGGTCGACGCCCCGGCGCCGGAAGCCTGGACTTCCTGGGCAATTTCGTAATAGGTCGCCTCCGGGTGTCCCCGGTGGTAGCCCATCGCCGTTGTGCCCGTCCACTTTGGCTTGCCGGTGAGAAAGCCGCTGATCTCTTCCTCCGCAGAGCCGATCGGCGCGCCGCCCGGGCCGAGTGCCTGGAGTACGTTCCCGGGTGCCGCGTCCCCCATCCTTGACTCGACCATGAGGGCGGCAAACAAAGCAACTTGCACGATGAACGGAGCGTTTGCAGCCTCAGCGATCCTCCCCGCCTTATCTCCTAGTTCGATCTGCGTTGCAGTCGCTGCAGCACCTTCGATCGTCAGATGTTTCGCAGCCCCGATTCCTTTGCCCCGGTTGGCCTTGGCTTCTTCCTTGGCCTTCTTCCCCTGAGCCTTCTTTTCGATCGGCTGCTTGACATGAAGCTGCGGGCAGTAGAAATCGAGTTTGGGACGGACTTCTTCGACTAGGGATTTTACGAACTCGGCTCGGGTGACCTTGTCCCGTAGAGCCTTCTCCGGTCCCTTGAGTTCCCGGAGCAGAGCGACATCCCGGTCCTCGAGCGTGATCGCGAAGTTCTTGCGCTGCTTCTTGGTTCCAAGGTAGCGGAAGTGCAGGCCATCTAAGGAGGCATCCCAGTCTTCGGCCAACAGGGTGACGTCGAGAAGGCGGAGATCCGGGTCGTAGACGCCGACGCTCACCGAGCTCGATTCTTCGATACCGCGGCTGAGAGTCGGGGTCGGGGTGATGCTCCCTAGCTCAATGGCGAGGTTGCGTCCATCTCGCAACATCAGGTCGCCGAAATGCGACTGCAGGCCCTGGACGCGTCCCGCAACTTTGGCCTCGGCTACCGCAGGACTCATGGCAGCCTCAGCACCAATCCGGCCGACAGCTTGCGGTGGGGGTCGCTGATGCCGTTTCTATCCCCGATTGCCTTCCACTGCTTCCAGTCGTTGTAGAGGCGAGCAGCTACGGACTGGAGGGTGTCGCCCTCCTTGGTGGTGTAGGTACCACCCACGGCGATGTTCTGGGCGAGTCCCGCTTGTTGCTTGTGTCGCTTCTTTCCCTGGAGCCGAAGCTGCTCAGGTGGAATGAACTCCAGCAGATGCAAGATCACTTCCTGGCGTAGAAGCTCCCCATTCCCGGAGCGGCGGATCGTTTCGATCTCGCCACCCGACAGATCGATTCCATCCGCGGGCAGCACCCAGGACTTGCCCTCGTAGTAGACGGGTCCAAAAACTTTGAAGACCGGGGGGACGCGCTCGCCATTGGGGTCCCGGCCGAGCTTCAGGATCGTGTTCAGTTCGCGCTCTACTGAGTCGCCTTTGGCATAGCCATCGAGCAGGATCGAGATGTCCTGCTTCAGCGCTTCTTGGCCGCTCCAGTCGGTGAGGCTGACATCATCCTGGCGTTCGATCTCCTGGTACCCGCCCAGGCCACCGACAAGCTGGGCGCCAAGATTCCCGACCGGCACTTCGATATCGATCTGGGGGTCGGTAGCGATGAAGCGGATAGGCTTCACAAACGGTGCTCCAATCGGTTAGATTCCCGGGATGCGGGCAATCGCGCCCATCGCAATCGCCGCTGCTCTTCTTGCTGGCCTACTAGTAGTAGGAGCGACCGCTGTAGCTTCCAGCCAACCTCCTGAAGTGAAGACGGTTGGGCAGTTTGCTCGCTTGCCGAAACCTGAGCGCCGCCAGTTCGCCATCAGCTTCATGACGACGCATTCCGTCAACCCCTGCGATGGAGCGAGAGGCCCCCTCTCGCGCGATAGAGCACAGAATGTCGTCAGTGTGATTGTGAAAGATGTTCACCCCGGCCCAGATGCCGCGGATGGCGGCTATCTGCGCGCTCGTGCCACCATTGGTTTCGGAATCCGGCGCATCCTTGCGAATATAGGCTGTTGAGGAGGGCGTCGGTGTGGCCTTGATCAACCGAAAGTCACCAGAGGAAAAGGCGCAGCAACAGGCAGAAAAAGAACGGCGTCAGCGTGAAGCTGACGCCGAGAAGGAGCGCAAGCAGATTGAGCGGGAACGCCAAGCCTTCTTCAGCACTCCAGCCGGTCAGGCCCGAACCGCCTATGACGATGGCGACCGCGTCTTCCAATGTGCGTTTGACGTAATGAGCCAAAGCGCGGTGGTGGTGGCGATGATGGGCAGCACCACGACCAAGAAGACCAGCGACCCGACCGCAATTCTTAACTCCGTTTGCCGCGAGGGCTGGGAGCTGCTGACTGGATCATTCGTATTTGTTCATGAGGGCTCGCAGAGCCGCGACAAACTTATGTCCTCGGGGCAGAACGTTGCGGTAAAGGGCACCACGATGGGGTACTATCTTTTTCGGCGATGCGAGGGCAATGCTGAGCCGCGGGTCAACCCATGGGTCCAAGTTACCGCATCGCCACCTGACACCGAGTCTTAAGCAAGCGCCGCTGCATCAAGTGCATGTTCGGTGACAAGCTCGGCCAATTCCCTACCATCAGCGTGCAAGTGGTTGTGGATCACCAGGGTGCCGCCTCGTCTACTTCCACCGCTGGTCCTCTGAGGCATTGCCATCAGTTCATGGCGCCGTGGTCGCCTACTGGCTTCAGGAGTGGGACGCCCGTGGCCGTGATGGCCCCCACCATGCCCGCCCTTGCGAACCCATTTGTTGCCCCTCTGCACCTCCGTGATGTGCTTCCCAGAAGGCGTGGTGGCTTCGAGTTCATGACCGCTGGCAAAGCCGATGCCGGTATAGCCAAGTTCCTTGAGCCGCATGGACTCTTCTTCGATCGAGGTCACGCCGGTCTTCGGAGTGTTGAAAAGCGACAGGCCCGCAATGTTTTCCGAGTCTTCGATCGCGAAAACGATCTCGGCGGCAAGCGCGCCGGCGGCAGCAACTCCCATCGCCATTCCGAGAATCCTGCCTTTGGTGGCAAATAGAGCTTTGAGGCCGCCCATTTGAGAACCCAATGCCGACCCAAGGCCTTCAACGCCAGCCTCCGCAGCGAAGTATGGAGCGACGGTCGCAAGGAACTTCCAACCAAGCGACGTTGCGAGCTTGCCGCCCACCTTCGCCCCGAGCGTCCCAACGAGGCTCAGCCCGCCAAGGGTTTTGAACAACCATGCCCCAATGACGAGCTTCCCGAGCGTGTCTGAGTGGATGAAGCCGTGCCACAAAGCACCAGCCAAAGCTAGGCCCAGATGTCCTCCCTGTTCCGCGATATGAGGGAGAGCCTGTTCGAGGACATGAACCAGATCGTCCTCGAGCATCAGGAACTGATGGCTGATTCGGGAGATCTTCTGTTCAGCCGTCAGGTGCGGGCTGTTGAGGGTGGCGATGAATTCCTGGAGCTGATCGTCCCCCGCGTGGATCGCCGGCATGAGCGCCTTGGTCAACGAGAGCTGGAGTCCCAACATCGCGACTTTGTTCTCGCGCTGAGCCTGGACCATTTCCATGATCCCGTCCGTGGTCGACCCGCTCAGGGTAACGCCGTACTTGTCCGCCCAGTGGAGCTGTTCCTTCAGGCCTTTCGTGCCTTCGGAGAACAGCGGGAGCAGCGTCGTGAAGCCTTTGCCGAGCAGGGCTTTGGCGGCAGTCGTACGTTTCGTGCCCCCTTCCTCTTCGCCGAGGGCCTTCGCGACCCGCATGAGTGCCCACTGCGTGTCGTTGGCATGCGCCACCAGTTCTTCCTGGGAGATGCCAAGCCGGTGAAAGGGGGTAAGGGCCGTACTGCCTTTGTGAGCCGCTTCCACGACTTTCGACGAGAGGGTGCCGAAGGACATCGACAGCGCTTTGGAGTCGATTTCACGACTCTGAGCCACCGCCGCCCAACGAGAGGCCACATTGTTCTGAAGCCCAAAATTTCGGGTGAGGCCAATAGTCGTCTTCGCAAGTTCCTCCGTGGATTCAATGGAGGCGTGAATGGCAAGTAACCCACCGGCCCCCAGGAAGCCGAGGCCCCACTTCGCCGCAGTGCCGAGCCGCTTGTAGCTCGTGGTCAGCCGGGAAGTGGTCCGCTCGGCATATCGCTGCTTCGTCGCCGTCTCGCTGGTGGCCTTGCCGAGGCCCTTTACGGATTTGGAGCCCTTATCGACTCCGGACACAAAGAGCTTGCCGTCAAGCAATTTCATCCTGAGCTGGATCAGGTCGCTGCTCTTGCTCGACATGGGCTATCCCTTCATCGACCTCACCCGTGCATTGGAGTTCTGCACGGCCTGCTCGTCTTGGTGGTCGCTGCGGAGGCGATCGGCCTCATCGATAACCGCCGCATTCACCATCTGCTTGACCGGGTCACGCTCGTTTGCAACGCGTTCTGGATCAAGCCCATAGAGGCCCGCTAGGGCGAGCGTGCGAATGCGGGCGTCGCCCGCGAGCCCCTCTAAAAATCGGCGTCGATGCGCGCCAGCGCCCGGTCTGACCAGCCAGCCACCTCGCTATGGTGGATTTCGATCAGCTCGGGTTTGGGCAAGACCCCTTCGATGATCTGCCTGGCTCTCAGCTTGTCATCCGCCTCGATTCCGAGTAGATCCGCAAGGCGCCGGTCCCCCCACCGGATCGGCTCATCGCCCAGCCCTCGAGCCATGTTGAGCAGGACGCTCTCGCCATCTTTCTCCTCATAGAACGCCACGCAGGCAAGGCTCAGGGACTTGCACATGCCGATGATGTCGGCATTCTCCTCGCCCGCCTGTGCGAGACGGAAGGTGAGGCCACGCGACTCCTTGGTTGCCGTGCGTCCGAAAGCGTTGTACTTCACCTGGAGCTTGGACCCATAGCCGGGGAGATCGAAGATCTTCGGTTCGACCTCCTTGACCAGCTCGTCGCGAGTAGCGATTAGATCCTCAGCGATGCATGATGGCGCCTGCTCAAGGGCAGGGTCCAGTTCGGCGGGCTCCGCCATATTCAGTCCTTCCTATTTTCGAGAGGTGGGTTACGCAGGAACCGAGTTCGAGCCGAGTTCCAGGCTGAACGTCGATGGGTCGCTGCTGTTCTTGTCCGCCTCCGGGTCCGTGACTTTCTTCAGCGTCCCGCGGCGGATGATTGGCACGCCGACCGGGTTCTCCTCGTCATCGACATATTGCTTCGTGAAGACAGCATTGTTTGGCCCCTTCCCCCGCCGGCTGTCGAGCCAGGGGTAGATGGGAATATCCCGCTCTGGCTTGACGAGCCGACTGATGGTGATCGGGTCGCGGCTCTGCCTGCCCCCTAGATTCGTGTTGTTCCCATCGCCTTCGCGATATGGGGTGTCGTCGGAGTCGCCATCCCCCCCGCTCCACGTCTCAAACAGGCCGATGTCTTTCGGCTGCCCGTCAGCGCCATAGACCACTGCGTGGACCCGATAGTTGTCTTTGCGGGATGCCATCAGGAGACCTCCATGTCGAGTTCGATTTCCACCATCTCGGCCATCTCCGCCATACGCGTCCGCACTACCGCTCGCAGCCTCTTGGCTGCAATGGATTCCGGAGTGTTGACTGACGGACCTACGTCGACTTCGTAGGCTTCGGGGGCCGTTTCGCCAAACAGAGCATCGGCTTCATAGAGCGGCCCCAGCACCTCGCCGGTAATCGCGCTCGCGAATTTCCCCGCAAGCCTGCCTCGCCCGTCGATTTTCTTGAGGACGAAACGCTCGCCGATCGCATCGCACTTCGCCTTGATGAAGGCATAGAGATCAGCGTTGCCAAGGTCAAGCCAGGTATCGTCGATCAACGGGTTGGCGAGCGTGCGGTACCCATAGGTCCGCACGCTGCCGAGCATTTCTCGAGCCACGTTGACCCCGGCATCGTTCATTTCCTCGCGCTCGTCCTTGGTGAGCGCCGGCTGGGACAGTCCAATGACGAAGTCGGGGGCAATCCCAAGATCGCCCGCCGCTGCGTCATTCGGAGCAAGCCCAGCAGCTGCGTTCCGTGCGGCGAGTGCCGCGTCGATCGCCGAATAGGGAACCGTGCGCGTCGTGCCCGGGGCAATGCCCTTGACGACCGCCCAGGGCCAAAAGATGCCGCCATAGCGGGCCGTTGGCTGCGCCCGAAGCGCTGCCGCTTGGGAGAGTGCTTCAGCCTTCGGGCCGTCGACCGCGTCGAGGCGGGTCACCCGGCCATGAGCTTCAGCGTGCGCCTGTGCAATCTCCTGCGCGGAGGTGGCGGTGTGCCCGGGCAGAACAACCTTGCCAGTGCCGTAATCGTCCGTGAAGAGAGCAAGGGCAGCTTCGAGGTTGGTGTTATCTGCGCTTTCGCGATCATCGGTGCCCCCCGAGAGTTCGAGGGTCGCCGCTTTCGGAAGGCCTCCACCGAGGTCAGCGAGGCGAATATAGGGCGAGGTCGAGGCCCAACTCACCGCTTCTTCATTGGTCGCGAAGGTCAGTTCCTGCACAACCACGCCGTCGAGTTCCACAACGATCTTTCGTTTCGTCGTTTCGACAATGGTCGTCACGACATCGATGCCATTTCCCCACTCGCCAACTGACGTCGCGGCAACGTCGAGTGAATCGGTCGAAGCGCCCGCGAGGGTTCCATTGGCAAATTTCGGATTATCGCCGGTCTCGCGCACCCAGACGACCCTCGACCCCCCACAACGGAAGTGGGCATCGACGTAGTCCCAGAGCGCAGTATTCCCCGCTCGGGCGCCAGCCACATTCTTGAACTGGCCGAAGCTGGTCGCGACAGACGGTGCGTCGATGGGGCCTTTCTCGGAAAGGCCTGGCGCGAAGATGGTTGAAATATCGGTCGGTAGCGAGGACCCGCTGGAGCCCTCCCCGGACGTAACTACAGGGCCTGGCAAGGTCAATTTGACCCCTCCTCACTCGGTTGGACTTGAGCCGCCGACTCAACATCGGAGACTTTGATTTGGCCGCCGACACCACTGCCGACAACGGTTGAAAGGTCGATGCTCAGCTCAGCCGCCTTCTCGATGGCCGACTTGCTCGCTTTGGGCTTAGTAGCCGGAGCGACCTCCGGGATCAGCGTGCCTGCCGCGATCTTCGCCGCGTCATAGGGATGGCCGGGGTCGACGCCCACGGCCCACCCCTGGGGCTCGAAGATCCGCCCGCTGGCGACGTCCTCGGCGTGCGTTGAGTTGATCCAATAGCGATCCATCAGTTCTCCTTCTCCACATCGATCTCCACGGTTTCCACCTCGGGCCAGTCCTCGTCGACTGCTTCCGGATCCGGCTCGAGCGGCCCTTCGCCAATGTTCAGGAAGTCGTCGAGGGCCACGTGGAAGACATGTTCCACGGCAATCCGAGTGCGGCGCTGATCGACGTTGGCGCCGGCGAATCCGCTGTCCACGAACTCCTTGACCCAGATCCCCTCGCCGATCTTCCGATGCTGCATGAGCGAGGCGGCGATCGGCCACCAGTAGGAGAAGGCAAGAGCGCGGGTTGCGATCGCGTCTTTGTCCTGCACCATTGAGAAAACCGATACGGAGAACGTCCCGCTTAGATTGCCTTCCTCGTCCTCTTCAATGCTGCCGTTGACGAGACCAGCCGACTCGATGACCAGTGCCGGTAGGGCAAGCTCAGGGAACTTGGCATAGTTGCTGACAATGGAGAAGCTCTTGATCGGCGAGGGTTTGTTGCCGCTCACTTTCGCCATCCGCGCCACATAGGTCGGCATCCATTTGCGAAGAGCTCCCTGGATTGCCGCCTCAAGTTCCCCCGGGTGTCGAGAGGGACCAAACTTGCCTTCTCCACTCACTAGAACACCTCACCCGTGGCAAGCCACTTTTCGACTACCCGGATTGCCCTACTGCGGTCGCGCTTCGCGAGGCCCACGACCGGACGGGCTGGAGCCGAGGCACCATGCCCGGCATCCTTCGTCCCGGACATCGCAAAGACCGCATACCAGATGCTCGTACCTGCACGAGCAGTCGTCCTAGTCGCCCCCCCGCGGCGCCCCTTGCCTCCGCTCAGGCTCGCCTCCAGTGCTCCCGTAGCTCGAAGGACCCGGGAGTCCTGTCCTTTGCGCGCCTTCCGCGCAAGCGTCCCCGGTGCAAGAGGAGCCCAGGAATCGCCGAGATAGGCACCGCTGGTCTCAAACTGTTTCCGGTTTGCCCCTTCCAGGATCTCGCGGACCTTCCGCATCGCCGGCCGGGCGTCTTTCGCGCGCTCGGCTGCGTTGGTGAGATCGTGGATGACCTTCTCGTCACCCTCCAGCTCAAGGCCCATGCGGCTCACGGGAGAAGCTCACTGGTTGGGAAGACTCCCGCTACATCGGAGCGAGTGCGTAAAGAGTAGAAGCCTTTCCGAGTAGAGGACGAATCCGGCAGCGCCGTCAGGAGGTCAGCAAGTTCGGAGTCGTAAAGTTCTTTCAGCTCCTTATAGGCGGAATCCTCCTGATTGGCCTGCTCCGGGAAGTAGCCCAGTTCGACCCCCATCGCCGCTAGGCGGGCAACGACCGCCTTGGTCCACGCGAGCAGATCATCGTCTTCGATGTCCTGCTTGACCTGACCTTGAACCCTGATCGCGGCATCTTTGATCTTCCCTTTGACCTGTGCAGCCGTGGGATGCGTAGCATCGCTGAATTCGCCGAGCTCTTTCCCTCTTCCATCTCCGTCGTCATCCACATAGGTCCGCGCTGGGATTAGGTTCGCGACATCACTCACTGCGCATTCGATTGCTTCCGCGCTCATCGCGTCCTCTCAGATCAGAAGATCGTCTGTGATTTCGGAGATGTAGATATCCTGCGGCGGCACTTCGACATATAGCCCCTCCAGGAATTCCGAGTCATCCCCGACTCCTTGTGCCTCAAGAGCCGCGAGGAGAGGCGGCTGCCAAGCGGCCTCGAGTGCTATACGCGCATCGCGGTTCCCCGCGAGACCCACATAGGCATCTCGTCGTGCCTGGCGCCGTGACGCTTCCTGCGTCCGGTGTAGCGCCGCCTTCTCCTCTTCGGTCATCGGACTGGGTTAGCTCCGCGCGATCGAGACGCAGACCTCGCCTCCGACATCGGCGAGTCCTTCCCCGACGTGTTCGGACTTCCAGACCAGCACATCATCTTCGGCGACGATGAGTTTTTTGGCATCGGCGAGGGTGAGGGCCGTCTGGGCCAGCGCCGCGGCATTGACGCCTGAGAGCAGCGCGAGTTCGGCAACCACGGTGGTGCCTTCCCCTTTTGGACCCTCGTTGATCAGCTTCAAGGTGCGGCTGTTGGTGGCCGCGCCTGTGATTTTCGAGACAGCGATGTAGGACACGGCGGTGACGGACCCCGCGAAGGGAACGACACCGACGGGGATCGTGGCATCGGAGCCTTTGGCCGTCGCATCGACGTCGGCGGTCAGCTTCGAGACGAGTGGTGCTAGTTCAGACATCAGTTCTCCTTCTCGGGGCCTTTGTAGCCCCTGGCAGCGTCAGCATCGGCCTTGGCCTGCAACTCGGCCAGGCCCCCGATAGCAGTGGATTTGGAGGACGCGGACTCAACCGCTGGCGTCTCTGCCAGTTCGCCCTTAGGTGCAGCTTTCTTCTTGGCGGTCATGCCAAAGCTCCTTTCAAGACGAAGCGGGGGCGATCCATCAAGGAGCGCCCCCGCTTTTCATCAGGTCTTCAGCAGCACCGCTGCCGGGTACCGTTTCGTCTCGTCTTCCTGTTCGTAGTTGATCGTGTTGGCGGTCTGCCAACCGGCGCGGAAGACGACCCGCATCGCGACCATGTCCTGCTGGGCCAGGTTGAACTGGATTTTCCCTTCACCATCCTGGATCACTGCTTCGTCGAGGAGCTTGAAGGTGATGTCCTGGCGGACACCGACTACCTGCTCTGACGGGTCCCCCATGACCGCTTCGACCAGATGGGAGCCTTCGGTCGGCCAAAGACCCTTCATCGGATAGCTGACCGGCACCCCGTGGACCTGATTGGGGGCGACCTGACCGTCATCGGGCTCGATCAGGGACTCGCCGGTCGTGGCACGTGCCTGGCGCAGCAGCCCTTTCAGAGTCCGCCGAGCGACGATCCAGTCCACATCGTAACCGTCAAGCTCGACGGTCCCGAAGGCATCTGAGAAGTCACCGACGATGCCGCCGGTTTTCGCTTCATTGGTGCCGCGAGTGACGGTGTTACCCGCCGCAATAGCCGCAGCGGCGATGCTTTCCGGCCACGGTTCGGGCTTGTCGATGCCGAAGAAGACGGCATTGTCGAGTGCCCGTCCGATCGCGGTCTCCATCAGAGGCTGGACCTCGCCCCAGATGTCGTAGGAGGTGTCATCCAGAACCGCCTCGGGGATCGGCACGATGCAGGCGATCTCCTCGACATTCAGGAACTTGTTTTTCCAGTTGGTCTCGGTCGTCTGCTTCAGGCCGGTGTCGCCATTGACGAATCCAGCAATAGGCAGAGCCGCCAGGATCGGAAAGCGCTCCTGGTTGCGCGAGATCGGCACGCGGGTGAAGTTCGACAGCACCGCGGACGTATCGCTGAGTTTCTTGAGCATCGCATTCGATACCTCCTCAGGCACAAGTGCCTGGGCATCGCTGCGAGAGATGATGTTGTTCGTAGCCACTTGGGGTCACTCCTGTGATTCGAGATGGACTTGATGGCCTCCATCGCGGAGGGGGTGACCCACTGCCATCGCGGCCGGCGAGATCGTCTAAAGCTGGGTGCTGCGTACTGCCGGGGGCGCGGTTAGTCGCTAACTGCGCCCGGCCAACTCACGAATTCGCGAGTTCATGTCCTCACCCGCCTTGGCTGGCTTCCGAGCGCCGCCATCGAGCTTTACGGTGTCCTCTGCCTTGACGAGCTTCAGCAGCTTGTCGGCATCGGCTTCGAGCTCGGCCTCGGTCTCACCCTGGAGGCGAGACGCCAGGTCCATCGGCAGCTTCTTCTTGCTCGCCACCGTGAGCCGGAGCAGCTTCATCTCGGCCTTCTCGGCCTTCTCCTCGGCGTCCTTGGTCCGCTGCTCGAGTTTCTCCTGCTCGGATTTATCGCGATCCTCGAACGCTTTGACCTTTGCTCGCTCGGCCTCAAGGGCGGAGTTCGCATCGTCAGCATCCTTTTTGGCCGCCTTCGCTCGCTCACGCTCGGCCTTGATGGCATTGCGGACGGCATCAGGATCACGAGCCCCTTTGAGCAGCTCGTCATCGGGCTCTTCCTCAGCGGCTTTCGTGTCCGCAGCCTCTTTGTCGGCTGCGGCTTTCTCAGCGGCTGCCTTCGCGGCAGCATCGCCATCATCACCACCACCCTCTCCCTCCTCGGGCGCGCCACCAGCCATTGCCGGCAGAAAGAGCCCCGCAGCGGGATAGAAGTGGCCTTCCCCGATGCGGCCGAACTTCACTCGCAGGGGACGGTTGAACAGGACAGCGGTGAGCGCGGCAAAGCGCCCAGGGAACTTCGTAGCCATCGCGGCTCCTTACTTGTTTGCGCCCACTCCTCGCGAGGGGGCTAGAAAGGCTCTATTGCTGGGTTCTCTCGGCGACCGTGACCGCAGGCAACGGGGCCGTCGGGACGGTCGGCATTGACTCGGGTGCTTGCGGTTCACCCGGTGCGGTTGGAACAACCGGGGGCGCCATCCGCTCGGCCTCCGTGACCTGTTTCGCCCAGTCTTCGACCTGCTGCGGGGAGGCACCAATGCGCTCCCACAGGGCCTCAAGCGGGATGGCGAGAGCGCGGAGCTTGATCGCCGCGTCTACCTGCTCGCCCTCAGAGCGATACTCCGGATCGCGCCAGATCGTCTCGGCGTTCATCACCTTCGCTGGTTCGGCCGTCCCCTTCAGCTTCAGTGCCAGCCGGATTGCCTCCTCCCAGCTGTCTGAGAAATCGATCTGCTTGCGCTTGACCTTGGAGACGAGGCCGGTCTCCGCAGCCTTGAGCGCATCCCCAGAGACGTTGACTATCTGTCCCAGCAGGTAATGGGGCGGGGTGCGCGTCTGGGCCGCCAGATGCTGGAGTAGAAGCTCGATCGCCTTGACGTAGTTGCCAAGGTCCGAGGCGGGGAGGCTGAAGACTTTCGCCTCGGGATTCTCCAACGCCCAGATGCGGTTGACGGCCGCTTTTTGTTCCATCGAGCGTTGCGGGTTGTTTTCTTTGTCGCTCTCGACCTCAAGACCCGTAATCACCCGCTGCTGGAAGGCCGCGAACTCCGAAGCAACCAACATGTCCGCGACCTCCTTGTTGATCGCGTCCTGCAACGGGATCGCTGGCATGAGGTCCGAGCGCCCGTCCCCGAGCATCGTCGGGTTGTTGTAGAACGGAACAACCGGGATCACCGGGGCCGATGGGTTGCGCCCCGACTCTTCGCCAGCACGCGGAACCCAATTGCGCCCCACGCCGTCGACCGGCGGGTACTTAGTGGGCTCTTTGGTTTCCCACTTCCAGATACGGTCGGGAAGGAACAACGTCGCGTATTCGTAGCCTTCGTCATCGCGCCACTTCTTGAGCGCGGCGAGTCGGATGCGGCGATTGCCGGGGGCGTGCTCCACGATGACCTGGGAGGCGTGCTCGACCGTGATCTGGGGGTACCCGGTGTCGTATTCATCCGGCCCCACCAGCACGTAGGAGCGCCCGTCTTTCACGGCCTCCGTGTGGGCCATCACGGACTCTGAGTCAAGCCCGTTCGCCTGCCATATGTCCCAGGCACCGGTATCGGCGGGGCCGTCGCGCCCGAAGCGGAACCCCTCAACGAAGAGGCGCTCGACCGGCGCATCGACCACGATCTCCATCCAATTATCGGCCAGCGCCCGGAAGAGATACCCGAAGGATTGCCGGAACTTCAGCGTGGCGAAGGCGAGGCGGTGATTGCCGTCGTAATAGTCCTCGAACAGTTTGATTTCTCGCTGCTGTTCGGCGAGCTTCTTCTCCAAATAGGCAAGCCAGCCTGCGGGCGTTTTCGCGGACAAGAAAGGCTCCTTGCGTAGGAAGAAAGGTGCGCGACGGGGGATTG